CCTTCGTCTAATTCAAATTCTTCGTTTGCTCTTTTTAAAGCATTCTTAACATCTGGATGATCTGATAAACCTTTTGCAAGTTTTTCGATTGCCTTAACAGCACCGTCATAGTTACCACCTTTATATCTAGGATCGTTTAGTATGCCGTATGCCTGTTTAATTTGTTGAGATGTAAATGATTTTTCTAATATAGTTTCTTCTTTTGCCATATCAGGATTATACATTAAATAATCTGAAACTGAATTGATATAGTCTTTTGCTTTTGTAATTTTAGATTGTACCCACGCCTCTAAAGGGTTACCTTCATCTGATTTACCTTGTAGTGCTGAAGCAAGTTGCGTTGCCTTATCAGCGATTGCCTCTAGTTCACCTCTTGCCATTGATACTTCGTGGTCTTTATCTTCTTTCTTATAGACTTGTTCTAAAGCCTCTTTCATTGTTTGTCTATATCTACTCATTTGTTCTCCTATAACGCCGAATAAACTGCGTCCCAATTTTTAACTTTTCGTTTAAGATCACCTATCATCATCTTTTCTAATCTTTGTCTTAATGTGATAGCATCACTTCCAATATATCTTCCATAAGTATCGTGTATTTTTCCTAGAGATTCATATGCGTCTGCTAATTTTTTATCTCTTAAAATTTTATCAGCAATATATCTTCGTGCTTCAAAGTGATCGTTGTTTGCTGTTTTTGCCCTAATGTATTGTAATTCTGTTTTACCTGCTTCTGCCTCTTGCAAGTCTAATCGCATTTCTTTTAAAGTTTTAGTCATATTCTTTTATCTCTAGTTTTAGTTCACTATTACCTTTTAGTAATCGGTGAAACTCCTCTTTTTTAATATGATAATTTTGCCCTACTTCTAATTCAAAAGGCAAATCATTATCGTATTGTAGTTTCCATCCTGTACCCCATATAACTTTTATGACACGATCTTTTTTATCTTTGTGCCATATCAATTGGTCTTTTTCAACATCTTCTTTGAAGACTCTAGTAAACACATTATTGTAAACACTTTTTTCAAAGTCTTCAAATGGTTTATAATAATCTTCTAATTCCATTACCAAAAAAAGTTACCGCCACCAGATAGTCCTAATGACTTTGCATAACGAGGTAAGTTACAAGCCCAATATGCAGCCGATGTTCTATCTTTTTGCTGATCACATTTGTGTCTAGCAGCAAAAGACTTTCTTGCCTCTTTATCGTTCAATTTTACTTTAAGTCCTGTAGTATCTCCCCAAGTAACTTTTTTAACGTTACCTGTTTTGGGATCTTTTACAAAGACATAAAACTTTTTAGGTCCACCTTTTTTAGGTTTATTTAATTCAACGTCTTTTTCTTCTTCAGCAATAGGTATATCTAAAGGTACTTTTTGTTCTTCGTAAATACCAAACTGCCCTATGTCTGTTTCAAGTAACTGTTTATCCCAATCGTTCAATTCAGTTAAAAGACCTTCATTATATAATTCTCTTGCCTCATTAAACAAGTTATAAAATTCTTCACTATGAATCCTATAAATGTTTTCAGCAAACGGTATATTATTTTCTACGTGATAATGTACCGATTTAGATATTTTATCTTTGTAATCTGCAAAACTTAACATTATATATTCCTTATCATTTTAGATACAACTTCAGACAATTTCGCCTTCCATTCTTCTTTGTATCTTTCCTTATATTTATCTATTGTTTCACTTGAAGCTGCCCAATCATTTATATCTTTTACAGAAATATCTGTCGTCATTGGTCTAGTTACAACTTGTTCACCAGATGTGCCATCTACTGATGGTTTGTACGAACCGCCTTGATAATTAGGGTCATATCCGTCTTGTCCTGGTGTTACTTTTAGTGTGTGTTGTGCGTAATCGTGTCCTATATCGTATGCCTCTGGCACACAATTTGGCACTTGTTTTCCACCTTTATTTTTCATTCCTACCTGCTTATATCCTGTCCAACAAGCGTCTGATAATTCTTTCTTCAATTCACCAAACATTTTCTTGTATTTTTGTGTATGTACACTTGGTTTAGTTTTTGCGTCTTTATCACCAGGTGCTGGTCTATTATCATTCTTTGTAGTATCTCTACTTTTAAAATGATCTGCTCTTTTATTCTTTGTATCTTTAGACATATCTTTGTAATACTTTTTAGGTTGTGTTCCATCTTTTTTCTTAACGTCTTTGTCTTGTGGCAACCTATCTAAATCTTCTTTAGATACAGCTTTGAAACCGTAATCTACATCTAAATTGTGTTCTCTCACTTGTGCCTCTCTATCTGCTGGATCTGGTAAACAATCCCATATCCACGCCTTGTGTAAATTGTTTTCGTTGTCTTCAACTACTACATA